AAGATTTGTTGAAAATAAAATAGAACAAAATCCTAATTACAAACCAACACCATCTTATTATAATTTAATAAAAGAATACGATAGGAGAATAAATGAAAGTATATGATAAAATATGGAACTATTCTCTTGATAATATACCAAATATTAATGATAAAATAATGATATGTCATAACAATCCAGATAATAATTTTCCTTATTTAGTTGAAGATATAAAACATGAAAAAAAAGATGATTATAATTTTTACATAGCAAGAGGAAGACAGCTTAAAAAAAATGGACAAATAAGAAGGTTTGCAGATTTTGAACCAGAATTTGAATTATATTTTACTGATAAACCAAAAGATGAATTTAAAAAGAGATAGGTGGTAGGTTTTTATTCATTCTCCCTACCTTTAGCAGTTCCCTTTCTTTGCACTATCTCTTAAAATTAGGAGTATAAATGAATTGGCACAATATTGTAGTATATAGTTTACTTGTTATTTCAAGTATAATTTTATGGTATTTTTTAATATTTTGTGTAGATTGGATAAGTGAATGGTTAATACTAAAGACTATATAAAATACATTAAATCAAAACATTGTATAATATGTGGTAGTTCGCCAGTAGATGCTGACCATTTACAACACATTGGTATGGGTGGCGACAGAACAAAACAATCAATAAAAGATTATAGTTGTGTACCTTTGTGCCGAATACACCACACAGAAAGACATAATTTAGGTACAGATAGGTTTGAACAAGAACACAACATTAACCTATGGAAAGAAGCATTTTATTTATTAAGAGGGTATTTTGCAGAATGAAAGTTATAAATCAAGATTTTAGATTATGTAATATTCCAAAAGGTGTTACAATTACCGATCCTCCATATAATCAAGGATATGCTTACAACAATTATAAAGATAGACTATCTGAGAAAGATTATATAGAATTATTATCAAAAATACCTACACCTTGTGTTATAATACATTATCCAGAAGAAACTATAAACCTACTACCAAAAGCCATTAAAAAAAATTGCGAACAAGTTGTTTGTTGGGTTTATAATTCAAATACAGGCAAACAAAGTAGAATTATATCTTGGTGGGGTTGTAAGCCTGATTTCAAAAAAGTTACACAACCTTATAAAAACCTTAATGATAAAAGAATACAAAAAAGGATAGCAGAAGGTAAAACAGGTGCTAAATTATATGATTGGTGGAATATAAATCAAGTAAAAAATGTAAGCAAAGAAAAAACTGAACACCCTTGTCAAATACCTGAAAAAGTTATAGAAAATATAATATTAACTACTGCAAGTAAAGATGATTTAATAATAGATGTATTTGCAGGTAGTGGTACAACAGGTATAGTTGCAGAAAAGTTAGGTTACAAATCAATTATGTATGAGATAGACAAAGATTATTGTAAAATAATAGAAAAAAGAAAGAATATGCAATATGAAATTCGCTGGTAAAATAAAAAATGGAAAATTAACACTTGATGATAATCTCGGTTTTAGGGATTATTTACGTCTGATTGAGGGTGATGTACACCTTGAGATAAAACGTGCCGAAAAGGTACGTTCTCCCCAACAAAATGCCTATTATAGAGTTATTATAAGAATATTGGCGAAAGAACTTGGCTATACTGAACAAGAAATGCACGAAACCATCAAAGAAAAGTATGATGTGGAATCTACTAAACAATTAGATATGAAAGAATTTACAGAACTAATTGAAACAATTAAGAGATGGGCAGTTATAGATATGGGTATAGTTCTCCCAAATGCTAAGCAATCTCATCTATAGTCATACTTACATTGTAAGTATTAAAAGCGACTTGAGTAACCTTAAAAGTGTTTTCCCTAAAAGTACATATAGCATATCTATCAGGAGCATTTGAATCTTTATCATCAGTAAATATAAATGGTAAAGCACCACCTAATGTGCAGTTGTAAACAAAGTTAAAACTATTATCTGATAACATAGGATTTCCTCCATAACCACCTGTTGGAGAACCACCACCATAAGGTGCATCATCAATATCATCATTTATAACCAAATTTGAAACTTCACTATCTATCCACATATCACTTTCTGCAATATAAGAAAATGTAAGATCCCAGCTTCTTAAACCTTTACGACCTAAACCACTTCTACTTCTGTAATCAAATCTAAAACCTTGACTATCTACAGTAGCTGTAGTATCAAGTTCAAATGGTGGATATTTGTAAGTTGAATCTCCACCAAAATCATTAGTTCTACGATTCATAGTCCATTCTGTTGGTCCATCATAATATATGTTCGCCAACTGCTTACCACCTATTGTTTTTTGTTTTTTAATGCCATCAAAACGTCTTGACATAGTAAGATTAAGGTCAGGTGTTCTTGGACAATCAAAATACTTACCTACTACTAAAGAACCTAATTGTTGTATTCCTAAGTCATCTGTTGTTATGGGATTATCAGTTGCATAATATATACTAAAACTTTGCCAAGTGTCATTTATGCCATTTTTATCACTAAAAGTAAAAATACTTGTTCCATTATATTGAGGTTTTATTCTAGTACCAACGTAATCAGAATTTAATATGTTTTGTGATGTGTTAAATGTTGAAGTTGTGGGTGATTTACCAAATAATCTTAACTTATTAGTATTAGAACCATAATTGTGATTTAATAAAGCACAAAAATTAACAGGGAAAGATGTTTTTGCTGTATTGTTAGTACCATGACCAATTTGAGCCACTTCTTCTGTACCTGTTGTGTCTACTTGCTTTGTGTAAGGATTAGCACAATTCATATATAATAATTCTGCACCACCATTGTTTCCATCCCAACCTAATTGTCCTGTGGCGTGTAAAAATGTAGGTATATCTACATAAAATCTTGGCGTTTTAACTTGCTTTCCCATTAATATCCTCCTGAGCCTCCTGAACCACCTGTACTACCACCACCTGTTGTGTATGTAGGTGTTGCAGTTGTTGTTCTACGTCTAATTTCTTTTAATTGTTTTTTATCTACTTTTGGTAAATTGTAATCAGGTAAATTATACTTTGTTTTACTAACTTTACCTTTACGTTGTAAATCTTTTTTGTTATCCCAATTTTGTGTATCTACATCTATGTTCGTGTCTTCCTTTGCCCAAGATGGTATATATCTTCTTACTTTACAAATTACTTGTTCTGCATTTTCATTAGCAAGAACTACTGATAATATTTGAATTTTACCAATATATTTAAATAATTTAGTTTTTTGTAATGATGTATCTCCTAAAGTAAATATTATTATTTTATTTATACTACCTTGTAAAATCCAACCATCAGGTAATTCAGGTGTAATTTCTGCCACACCCTTGTAATTTATTTCAATACCTTTTATGTTTAAATCAGAATCTAAAAAACACTCACCATTATCACATACTAAAAAAGTATTACCACTTATTGGATTACTTGATTTTTGATAAAATTTATTTGTTTTTATTGCTTTTGCCATTATTATCCTAAAATTAAATTAACTAATGTTACAACATCTAATACATTGACTATGTTATCGCCATTCATATCAGCTCTTGATTCTTCATCAGTATCTATATTTGCTCCTTCACCTGAAAGAACAATATTTACCATTCTCACTACATCTAAAATATTAATAATACCATCAACATTAACATCACCAATAGCATAATTTAAATCTGTACCTTGTTGTTCAAAATTGTATTCAAAAACATAACCTGCTGCATTATCTGTTGCAAAATTAATAGGTTGTATTGTAATTCCAAATTTTATCTTTGCACCAACTTCATCTATGACATATAAATTATTAATAGCAACTTGCCCATTAAAAATGTCTGCCATATTGCTTTGTGATTTAATTACAGTAAGTAAATGTTTAGCTGTAACTCCACCCTGAAGTGTTGGTTGATTATTTATATCATAAACTCCATCAGGAATAGTAACGCTACCACCAATATCATCTTCAATAATTATTCCATTACCATCATTTGATACAACTTCAGTAAAGTATATATCATAATCCCAATCACTTACATTAGAATTTACTATAGCAGTTACTTGACCATTATTTAAAACTAAATTTTCACTCATATTGACATCAAAAATAGATTCTTCTATTTCTTCTTCAACATTAATATTTTCATCGCTGTATTGAGGATTATCAAATGGATCAGGAAACTCTAAATTTAAGTTACCTTGACTACCTGATTCACTTATAAAAGGTGTATCTTCACTACCAAAATTAATTTGGTCAGGTATATCATAAAGTCCTCTATGAACTTGTATTGCTTCAATTTTAATTTTATCAACAGATTTAACTATTTTTTTAATAAAAAATATTGGATAAATTAGTTGTCCATTTCTTACTTCTGATTCTGTGTAGTCATAACCAAAAACTTTATCATTATTAATCAATTTATCAAAACGAATATAATCACCAACTTCTAAATTTATGTAGTTGACAGGCAAATCTAAATTAACTATTAAATGTTGATTTGCATAAAATGTAACTAATCTTCTTTGTAGCTTGTAAGCAGTTAATTCATCTCTAATATATTCACTTTCTATTTCTAGTTTTGTTTCAGTATTTTGCAAACCATAGTAATCTATACTATATCTGTAATTATCATCAAATTCTCCTTCAGGAAAATTTGCTTGACTTAACAAATCAAAAGTTTCATAACTATTTGATGCTGTAAAATCTGTGTAATTATCAATTAATCTATATCCTGTTTCTTTTTCTAAGTTACCTGTTGAATAATTTTTATAGTATTTTACATTAACTGAGTTTTTAATATCATCTAATTTAGTTAGGTTAAATGAGTAGTTTATTACATCATTTGTATCCATTAAAATATAACTAACTCCATCTAAATCTTGATGCAATGGCAATAATTTAAATTGTCCAAAGTTGTTGTAACTAGGAATAGATAAAGATGATTTAAATAAATTTTGAAATATTTGTTTTAATTCTGTTTGTTCTGATAAAACAAAGTCAAATTTCCAATCAGCATTTATTGGATTGAGAGTTATATTTTGTTCAAAGTCTAATTCATTTTCTAATATGTCAGTAGCTATATCTTCTAAGCGTTCTATCAAATTACCATTCTTTACTCTACCAGCTATATTAATAAAATAATCTCTCTCGTAAAGTTTGTCTATAACTATATCTTGAAATACATAAATATTTCTTAAATTAGCAATAGTTGCAAAACTAGCTCTTACTCCACCACCATCATATATTGGCACACCCCAATAAACACTTTGATTTGAAGATGAATTACTAAAACCTCTTAATATATTATTGTAACCAGTATTATTTATAATGCTATCAGGAGTGTCAATTCTTTCAGTTTCACCCTGTAAACTTACAGGACTTTCAAAATCGTGTTGACTATTTGGTACATTTGCAGGTGTACTAAAAAATAAATCATCATTATCATCCCTA